GAGGATAATCTTTGTTGCAAACTTGTCGGATCGAACTGAGGTGCTTCCATGCCTTCTAACGCTGATAGCCTTTGTTGCAACGAAGTCGGATCAAACTGCGGAGCCTGCATACCTTCGAGGGAGGATAGTCTTTGTTGTAATGAGGTCGGGTCAAAGGTTGGGGCTTCCATACCCTCAAGTGAAGATAATCTTTGCTGCAGGCTCGTTGGGTCAAACTGCGGAGCTTCCATGCCTTCGAGTGAGGATAATCTTTGTTGCAAACTTGTCGGATCGAACTGAGGAGCCTCCGCTCCTTCGAGCGCCGATAGTCGTTGCTGTAGACCTGTAGGATCAAAAGAAGGTGCTTGCGCTCCTTCAAGCGCGGCTAGTCTTGTCTGCAATCCACTCGGATCAAAGGCAGGCGTTTGTTGTTGACCGATGCCAAAACGACTCTGAATCTGGGAAACAACATCCTGAGATAACCCAAATGGATTTTCTAACTGGAGTTGGCCGGTAATGTAATCCTCAATCCCCTGGTCCATCCCGATGGGAGGCATTCCTGGACCCGTCCCAATAGGCGGCTCACCACCGGGACCGTCTGGTGAAGGCCGTGTGCCTGGATCACCTGGCCCCGGTCCTCCAGGCGTTGGACCACCTGGTGTTGGACCACCTGGTGTTGGACCACCTGGTGTTGGACCACCTGGCGTTGGACCACCTGGCGTTGGGCTACCGGGAATAGCAGATGCTGGTGGGTTGAGATTAGAAAAATATAAATGCTCTGGATCAATACCCGGCATGTAACCTTGAGGTGACGGAACGTGAATGCGATCCAGATCGTATTGGCCTGGAATGCGGGAACTACCGGTTCCAGGCAAACCATAAGAACCGTAGTCATAACTATCTACCGGTCCCATGTAGTCGTAATTGCTTGAATATGCCCCTGATGGTGGGCGATACGTTGGAAGAGTTGGAAAGCCGCCCTGCGCTACTGGACCGACCACTCCTGAGCCGATGGGCCAATTGCTTCCCCCACCTGATCCCTGTCCCGGCATAAATCCACCAAACCGATCATCAAGCCAGTCTGAGGCACGAGGGAAGGCACCCTCAAATGCCCGTCCAGGTAAACCCATAATGCCGCCTAACCAACGGCCACCACCGGGATTCATTAGATTGGGAAACATCCCACCATCATCTTCGACATCCACGTCACCACCGGATGATCCCCCCATCCCGCCGAAATACCGTTGCACTTTCCCTCCCTCGGCATTTCCAGAATCTCGCCTTCTCCTATAACGTAGCTCCCCAACCATGGAGTGGTAGAGAGAACCCATGCTATGAATCGCCTCCCGATCTTCTTTAGTTAAAGGTTTAGTCCGGTCACCAGACTCTTGTTCTGTCCGGCGCATATTCAATTCGTCCATTTGGCGATCAATCAGCCGCCGCATATCCTCTTGATTCTTAATCGGCTGCTTTTTAGAGGCAGTCTTTAACTTATCCGACTTAGCCAATGATGCCTCCTTGGAGGCCGTAACGCCTGCTATAAGGGTTGGAAATAGGAATCAACTCTGGAGATTCCGCCTCGTATCTGCGTTTACGTTCTTCCTCCTCCGCGTCGAATTGGGCCATCTCCTCTTCCCATAAACGCCGGGATTCTTCGGCAGATGACATGCCCATGCCACCAACTAAAGGCAGCATCGCTCCTGGTTCTTGTACGGCAGCAAGAAGCTGGCTGGGATTCCCAATCCCCCTACGCAATCCTTCTTTAGCCCAACCACCGCGAGTTGCGTCAAACCCACGCCTTGCAATTCCCATTAAATCTCCAGCCAAATCAGCTTGTTCAAGCCAGGGTATCCCTTGATCAATTAAAGATTGATTCTGCACCTTACCCCACGGCAGGTCTCCAAATGTAGGATCAGTCACCACTTTTCGTTTCATGGCATCAGAGGCCAGTCTTTCTGCTGTTCCCTCGGTAACCTTATCGCCAAGCGCTTCCGTCACTTTTTTCGTCAACGTCTCTTTGGTCGCCGCTTGACCAAGACCCTTTAAGGCTGCACCCGTGCCGTAACCCGTTAGACCGGACATTAAGCCCTGTTTGAAATCACCCGTCCTTGCCCATTCGGCTGCCCCCGATCCAATGGCTCCGGCAATACCAGGGCTTGCTGCAAGAAACCCGCCCAGACCAGTAGCGCCAACACCGCTCAATGCCGCAGGTAGCGCGGTGGTTCCGAGAATGCTACCGAGAAGGGGGATTAAGAAAGGCAGAAAGGCTTCGGGCTGTCCTGTTTCCGGGTTGGTTGTTAAGGGCATGATGCTTGCCAAGCCCTGCACTTCGGCAGGATTGACGTGCATGAGCATGGTGTCGCCGTAACGACCGGCCTGAGCCAGTTGTTCTGCTTGTGGCTGTAGTGGATATCCTGGCATTTACGTGGTCTCCACACCGAATAGGTTGAATGATAAGTTTGTAGCGCTTGCGTAGACGGTTACTACGTCAGCTTGATTAAGCGTTATTCCTATAACGTGGGCGTCTGTTGAATTAGCAGCTAACGCCTTGTCATAAAATAAATATTGTTTGTCATCCGCACTCGCTCCGGCTACTCGTATTGAAACCCGATAAGTAACACCGGACCCCGTTCTATTGCAGATGACTAAAGAGCTTACTGTCGTGAGCGTGAGATTTGGAACTGTATAAAGCGTCGTCGCCGTTGTTGCCGATGGATCAAGCTGACCTAATACCTTGATAGCATCAGCCACTTTTGGCTCCCATCAATAAAAATTGGTGACGCCGCATAGAAAGCGTTGACGGTTTATTGGCTAAATTTTCCACTACCGTTATTTCATTGTACGCCACATCAATCATTTGCTCGATCAATGATCGCGTAATCGCTTCATTGGTCTTGGCGTAATCCTCATCTGCCACCGGCAATGGAGTGATTGCTCGTTGCGCCATTAGCGTCTCCCGTCCTGTCGCATATCCAATCGGAAGCTGCCCAAGCGCCAACCATACCCCGTACCGCTGCTTTCTACTCGCATCACGGCCTGTCTTGTTCTGGCCCTAATGAAACTCTGTGATGTGCTATTAGTCACCGCCGAGGTTGATAGCGTGGTTAACGTATCCAATGAATAGTCGCGTCCTTTGATCAGAACGCTGACCTCATCATCACCATCCTCATCCTTGAATCTCACGTCGGGCACCAAGCGATTCAAGAACATGAAGTAATCACCGTCCGGCTCAAGGTCAAAGTCGGCTGATTCAATATAAGCCGACATACCAGAACCATCGTCATCGTGACCGTCCTCGTGGACGTACAAGTAATTATTGGTGGCAGCAGCTAGAGGCTTCTGCTTCATATGCGCCTCAATCCAGGCTGTCCGGGCCAACGACCCGATGCTCCAAAGGTTCTCGACGTAGTTGTAGATGACGTAGCGATCAATCTCATCCGAAGACGATGATGGGTAAAACCACATCACTTCATTGAAATCGATGTTACTGGTCCCAAAACACTTAAACGCCTGCCCCAAATTGATATTGGAATACACGTAGTCCAATACGCTGCAAGGCAGCGCCTGTACAGCACCGCTGTAGGTATAAAAGCCACCACGATCCATAAAAAACACAGCATTGTTCGCATTGATCGCCGCATTTGGACTGATCATGGATACGCCTTCAACAAGTTGGTTAAAGGTAAAGATGAACGGCGCACCACTAAAACGCATGGAGTGCATACCGGCATCTGTCCAAATCACAATTTCCTGCCGTGTTCTCAACGCCCCGATAATCTGGGAGCCGCCACTCAACGTAACACCACCTGACGTATTCGTCGCTGTCGGGGTCCAGTCGGCGGCAGATTCCTGGTCCGACCAACGGACATGCATAGGATCAAGCGTCGTGGTTCCTATCGGGTTGACACCAAAACAGATGACGTGTCGATCAATATCCGAAGTCATCACCTGAAAAGCATTCGTTGGTGTATCAGACGCCCCGCTTAATGTAGAAACAGCGACCGCCCTGGTTGATGTCCCGGAGCTTTGGTCCCAGTAATAAACGCCGCCCATTCTCGGGTTCATCAACAGGTCGTCACCAAAGTTATCCTGCGTCCAGGTGCGTAATTGGTTGGTGTCGTCTAAAGACGTTGCCGATCCAAATCCACCAGAACCCCACGCACCAGCGCCCCAGCCCGTGCTGGATACATATTCATCCAAGCCCACATTGATCTGATACGCGCCAACAACGCTGGAACCACCATTACCGCTGTCACTGGAGTTGGCTGTTACTTCATCGCCGGACGTATCTTTCGCGATGACCTTGTATGAATTTGCATTAACAATGCTGTCAATCTGATATTCCTGATTAAGTACATCGGCGGTGACCAATCCACCAAGAGTTGCTGCCCCTGAGAACGTCACATAATCGTCCTTCACTGCCCCGTGCGAGGTGTCAGACACCGTGATCGTTGAAGACCCATTCGATGCTGCAAAGGTGACATCTCCTGCTGACGTTGTAGCGCGGAGAGGTGTGATGTCGTTGTAGGTCGTACCATCATTGATATAGAACTTCAGGTGCGACCCAATACCCACATACTCGGTTCCTGATTTAGCCGCATAGTTAAATAGCGACCGGCATGTTCCGAGAAACGTATTGGAACTGTACTTAGTCCAGCCGCCTATTTTCTCAGGAAGACCCGAGCGAAATCGCATCTTGTCGGCATCAAACCAACCGCCCTCGCTGCTGTATTCGGTTCCCTCCCGATCAATGCCTGCACGAAAGTTGTACTTAATGAGCGTCACGTATCCTGATACTCCCCTGTTCGGATCATCTCGGCTAATTCTCTAGCCCTGCTACCAACTTGCGCCGCCCAGCGGCTATCTAAAAATTGTTTACTTGCCTCTTCCCAATCCCCTTCACCCATGGCAGCAAGAGCTTTCCTGAATCCCCTCAGTCTTGTTTGCCCCAAGTTAAAACTAATATCGACCATCGCGTCACGACGCGCCTCATCCAGCCCAGGAAACCACGAATACTCACTGTGCAATTCTTGTGCAACCCGGATGATGTCATTTTCCAGCAAATAATTGACTTCATCCTCGGAAAGACCCAGACCTCTAGGAGCCTCATCACCGCCAGGATCAATATTTCGGCCAACGCCTATCGTGAGGAAATCCTGGCTACACATGTAGGCATGACTTTCCACACCCTCATGCCGACGCAACATCTCAATCAGCTTGCTCATCGTCTTCCTGTCGAGATTTATCTGTGTCCCGGTAATACTCAATGATCGAAAGAGTCTGCCTAATGTATCGCTGAATCTGCGCCATGTTGTTACTAAGATTTTCATAGCCCTTGGTGGTCAGCGAATACCACGTATTCACAGGAGCTTCACCTGCCTTTAAGTCAATGATGTACTCTTCCATGGTATCTGGCGTCAGAATCTTCCATTCCACCGGCACCCCACTGACTGCCATCGGCAGCGGCGGGTGATACATGGGAGCAGGCTTTTCAATGGTCACCACCTCCACCGGCCTGACTTCAGGCGGGGTGAAGGGCGAACTCCCCATTAAGGAGCAGCCGCTAAGTAGGATCAGTAACGGTATCGTCGTCTTCATCAAACTGATCCGGGTCGGTCAAATCTTTAAGTTCCTGAAAAACCCTAGCGGTGCCACGATTCACCATTTTTTCCACGAGACCGGGCTTGCGTAACGACAGCATGCCTAAATCATGCTCGGCAAACTTATTACGCAAATCCTCCACTTTCTCGTTAGCCTCATTATTTGCCACGGTTAAGCCCTGAATCCGCTGTTGTGATTCTTTTTGTTCAGCCACAGCCTTTTCAAGCTGTTCATTTTGAGTGGCAACCGCATTCTCTAGGCGCTGTTGATTGTCCATTGCCTGCTGTAACTGCGTTGCCATGGCTTGTTTCTCTGCTTCGCTCTTATCGTAATAGAGCTTAAAGCCACCAGCCATAGCAACTAACGCGATACTTAACACAATGGATAACTTAAATCCCATCTGCAATCCTTAACGTAAATACCCTCACCGGAGCCGCCTTTCCCTTAAAGGCCATCGGTTCCAACTCTTTTAGAGAGTGACGGGAAACTTCCGCAGTGGGTGCCCCTATCAATATGTCTACCCCTGCTTCTTTGGTTGCGCTTTCCATACGGGCTGCGGTATTTACGGAGTCCCCGATACAGGTGTACTCAAAGCGCGTCGATGACCCCATGTTCCCGATCACCGCATCCCCGGTATTAATCCCGACACCAATCGCTACCTCGGGAAATCCCTGGCTTTTCATCTCATGGCGCAACTCTTCCATCTGTCGCTGAATCTCAATGGCGCAGTCAATGGCCGCATTCTCGTGATCATCCTGATCCAGCGGCGCATTGAAGACACCCATCATGGCGTCCCCGATAAACTTGTCCACCATACCGCCCGCTTCCTTGACGCAGTCAGCCTGGATAGTCAGCGCCCGATTCATCACCTCAACCACCTGGGGTGGCTCCAGAGCTTCGGAGAGGCTGGTGAAGCCCCTAACATCAGTAAATAGGTATGTAGCCCTACGTCTGTCTCCACCCAGCCTGAGCAGCCCTGGCTGCGCCTGTAGGCGCTTTACCTGCCTTGGGTCCAAGTAATGCTCAAACTGCTTCTTAATCTGCTGCCGCAAGACGTACTCGCGATAAAACTGATTAAACAAGCAGTGCGCGAACGTCACCAAACTTGCCAACAACGGATAACTGGCGTCCACAAGACGCCCCTCCGTGAAGGCGTAAT